CTTAAGCTTACACTCAAGGTTCCCTTTGAGGGAGTTAGACACCGATCCTCGAAGGCACAGGGCCGTCGAAAGACGGTTCTCCCTAACGGGATCACGTGGAAGTTCATTGGAGGACGCCGATCTGTATTCTCATACAAACTGAGAGCTCTTACGGGGAAGGACCGTGGGAGACTTCGGGACACATGGCTCGCAATATGTGGAGCCCTCGAGATACTATCTCCTGGTATGGTTAAGGGGTTACTTCTAACCCCCCAAGTATACCAAGAGACTATCTCGGGGATCAACATGTTGTACCGTTGGGTCCTGAAGTCCTGGTGCTTCCAGGGAGGAGAGTGGGTCTTATCCGCCCTCTCGAATTTCTGCGATTGGGCCCTCTTTTACTCGATTGAGAGTGATTACTCACAACCCGAATTAAAGAGTGGCCTTATCGGAGGAACTCGAGATGGGTGGTTAAGATTCCCATGGGCGAAAGGGATCCTCAAGGGGGTGGTAACACCCACTCGGGGACCCTATTCATCCACTCCTCCTGATCAGGAGAAGAATAGTTTTGGTTTGTACACACTGTACTCCATCAAGGGTGGCCTTCCGAAGCCAAGTCATGAGAAATGTTTAAAATCTCTTGAGTTGCATCGGAAGACAACCACTGAGGGTGGTGTGACACCAAAACCTATCCTTGACCTGGCCGTAAGGTTCTCGGAACAGTACAGGAGTGAGTTCCAACCGGACCCTCGGGCTATATCCCTCACAAATTCCTCTTCCTCCACATACGAGTACTCTCGTAAGGATGGTGGTAGAGGTTCATTTATGAAGGATACTTTCGCGAGGGTCCTGGTCGGCCTCTCCGAGAAGATGCATTATCAGGGTTCCTATACGGCTCTTGGAGCTATCTGGACGTTCGAGTCCGGATTCCTTCAAGATTCCAGTCTAGGGACCCCAATGATGAAAGACTTCTCAGTACTGTTCCTCCTCGACGATGCGTGTAGAGAGGGTTGGGTTCCAAGACCAACTCAAGAGCCATCTGAGGGAGGTCCGTATACTGGAAGGTATGCGGCCCCCCCAGATATCCCTTGGGAAGGTTTTGAGCCCAAGCCCTACCCTGCCAGGGCCGTGACGGTGGAGGAACAAGGGAATAAGGCAAGGGTCGTGACCCCTGCTGCTTCCGTTGTTGCCTCTCTCCTTCACGTCATGAGAACTTACTGCTATTCATCTCTTAAGAAGGACCCGGAAGTGGGTACTATCTCAGGAGATGGAACGCTGGTAAGTTTCATGAAGAGAGCTAACAAGTTCCTCGAGAGTAGGGATGAGAGTTTCCTTAAGGATCGTGTTCTGCTTTCTCTAGATTTAACTAGAGCAACAGACACGTTCCATATGGATGTCTCTCATTCCCTCCTCTCAGGGTACTTGTCAGACCCCTCTACCCCGGCTGTGGTAAAGGTCCTTGGACCCCTCTCGACATCGCCGATGGAGGTATTGTATGAGGATCTGGAAGACATGGAGCTACTGGCAACCAGTAGGGGGATCCCTATGGCTAACCCCTCATCGTGGTTCCTTTTGAATTTGTTCAACCGCTTCTTCTGGGAGTTGTCTGGAGCACTGCTCCGGGAAGCTCCTGGAAGATCGATTGATCAAATCATAAGGAACCTTCTGAAGGGCCGGTTTTCGAAACTAAAATTTCGAAGAACCGGCGGGGATCCACTTACATCGAGGTGCGGAGATGATCAGATTTCCCTCACAACTAAGAGGAGGGCGCTCTTGTTTGAGCGCCTCCTCCCATTTGGGGGGGCTATCATCTCTGCTGGGGTGCACATGAGGTCTCGGACCTTTGGGACATATACGAAGCAAGTATGCTTCTTGGATCGAAACACCAAGAAGCTCCGCTTCCTAGATATCCTAAGGGTCCGTTCCCTTAGTACACCTGACTCGAGGTTGCCTGGTAAGAAGGAGGTTCCTCCAAGTTGGAGCCGTGGGATAGCGGCTTCTAGGGAACTCGCGTGGTGGAGTGGCCCGGTTTACGCCGGGGCTTCCACATACCTCTGGTGGAGGTACCACGAGTTCCTAGAGTCAGCTATCCGCCTGAAGATAGAACCTTGGCTTCCTAGAAAGTTTGGGGGTCTGGAGTTTCCGCATTTCCGTAAGGAGATACAGTTTCTCAGCCCAAAAACTTCTAGGATGCTTTCGATCCTCTTCAGGTCCGACTACAACATAGAGAACCTCCTTGCTCTGGAGAGCTTGGGGAGCCTATGGGATCCAAACTACTCCGGAGACCTCGGTAAGAAAACCGCCAAGGTGGTCAAGTACGTCCTCTCTCGATGTTCATTTATGAATATCGAAAGAGCACGTGCTGATGACTTCCTTAGCGGTGTCGAACCAGAGGTCTATCCGAAGTGGTGGACCCTAGGCCCCGTCGAAGAGCGGATGGCGGAACACGGTTGGATGCCCTTAAAGGACTACCTTAGCGATCTCAGGGGACAGGTTCAAGGACTTCTGTCCTGGAGCTCAGATCTCCCTGCGATCGAGAAGGTACCTTCTCTAAGGTCAATCTCTCGTAAGTTCCTCCAAACCCGCTCTAAGATACTCTCCAGAGACTCTCATGTCTACCAGAGACTACAGGCGGCGTCCTATGATGAACTTTGTAAAAGGCTCGATTGGAAACTCAAGGTAGTTTTCGTATGGGGTAACCCTACCATGATCCTCGACTTCATACTCGCCGGCAAAGCCGACGATTTAGAAATCGAGGGTGATGATATGGTTACCCATGAAACTCCTTGGGCTTCTTAGAGCCCCACGTGATTGTTCCTTCGAGGAGAGTGAACTCCCCGAAGGCGGGACTGTCATAGTCCCGGGGTCCCCG